TTTTTAGCAGTTAAAAATAATAAGCTGATTGAAGGAATGGATAATAACACAACAGAAGAGGAAGATAATCAAAACGGAGAGTTTACATATAAGGATTATGCCAGGGACCCATTAATATTAGGAGAGCAGAATGCTGGTAATATAACCTATTTAAAGCAACGTTTAGATGATATATCTACTGATAGTTCCGATATTGACAAGATGCAGACAACTATAGATGCTCTTCAACAACAAGTCAATGATTTGGGTACACAAATTAGTGAATTAGGTTCGAATATGATTTCATCTACCCCTCCAGATACTAGTGATATTACTCAGCCAGAAACAACGGCAGATGTAGAAGCTAGTATTGCGGCAGAAGATGATGAAGAAAATAAGAATAATGATGCTACCATTGATGAGTAACCTTAGAACTTAGAACCTAGAAATTAGAACCTAGAAATTAGAACCTAGAAAATGTAATATTTAAAATAAATAAAAATATTTATATATTTTAAGAATATAATGTCAACACAAAATAATCCTGATGAGTCATCGCTATTAGGTCCAGATTATGCTTACTATAAATATATTAAAACACCTAAAGAACTTGGTATGTCTACTAAAGGTAATTTATCTACTGTTGGAAAAGATTTGTTAGGGTTATCTCAATATGTAGAAGTTATGGTTACTGGAAAAAGTAAGGCATCAGCCACTGGGCAACCTTTAGGAAACAAGTTTTTTTTGAAATCTGGAGGCAAATGTACAGATGTAAAGAGTGGTCAAGAAGTTGATAGATATGTATATATTAATAATGTGCCCACTGGCAATATCCCATTTATTTCATCTGGATTAGATGTAAATTTTTCGGACTTTAGAGGATTAATCCCTGGCACATTAGAACAGTTGAATAATTTTAATCCTTTAATGTTAATGAGGGCGTTTATGGCGGGGACAAAACCCGAATGTCAAGAATTAACTATGGATGTAATTGATTCACATAACAATAAATCAACAGAGACACATTTTGTCACGCTAGTTGATATTAAAGATATGGACAATTGTATTTTTCCTGGGAAAAAACCGAACCCTGTTACTGGTGCCAAATGTAAAGAAACGTTTGATAATATGGACTCTGATGAGTCAAGTGCTTATTCTATTCCAGCAACAAATACTAATACTACACTTTCAAATTCATTAATAAAAGACTTTGTACCAGCAATGCCTTCAAATATTAATTCGCAAATATATTTTGCTTCGGTCGGTATTTTAGGTGTCTATGTTGCTTATAAAGCGCTTCAGAAAATGAAGCTTATACCACAATAAATAATTAAATAATTTAATGTAGGGTAAATTATTTAATAAAAAACTTATTTTCTTTTATAACTGCGACGTCTGCGTCTTCTGCCACCAGCAGCAACTTGATTATTATTAGCAGCAACTTGATTATTATTAGCAGCAACTTGATTAGCACCAGGATTTACACTAGTAGGAGCAGCTTTATCGTCAGAAGTAAACCAACTAAATATACTACTGGTTTTAGGAGCACTTGCCTCATTTTTCTTTTTTTGTAAATCACTTCCTAACTCTATTATTTCATTGTTTATATTAGCAATCTCTTGAGTTCCCAGGTTTTTGTTTGTTTGGTTATCTAGTAGTTTTTGTTTTAAATCGTTTATTTTTTTTTGAATATCAGATGATGTGTCTTCAAAAAAGCCCATCAAACCACCTCTTTGGGTTCTTCGATTTCTAGTTTGTCTTCTTCTTTTTCCCCTTGTTTGTCTTCTATTTCTTGTATGTCTAGCCATTTATATTATTATATGAGAAATAATATAAATTATTTTTTATAAGTTTATTGATGAAACATCTTGAATAATTCAAAACCAGCTAAACTTCCAGCAACTTGGGCAACAATATAAGGGATTAAATCTGAACGAGGCAACTTACCAGCATACATTAGCGCAATAGCAACAGCGGGGTTAAATGCGCCGCCTGAAATAGCACCGCCAAGTAACACGGCAACGGCTAAAGCGGCACCAATTGCTAAATAATTTCCAGTTGCGAATATAACAAATACAAGAAACAATGTTCCTAAAAACTCAACAATATACTTGTTCATCATTTTATATTATATTATAAGAAAAGAGTTATTTTCTACCTTTTAAAAGGGAGCCAAAAGATGAATACAATGGATGTTTTGGCTCCACCTTTTAAAAGGTGGAAAAGGTAGGAGATTTAGTACGTTTGTCTTGGCAGCGCTCCCCATGACCCTAAAGTAGGTCTCAAACTGGTATTATAAATCGACCCTTTCTTTTTAGGTGCCGATGACCCACCTGACCTAGCTCTCTGTAAAGCACTTCTGGTTCCACTAGGATAGTAATTTTTGGTTGATGTAGGTGCGTCTAAAGGTAATCCAACTTTGTAAGCCGATTTTCCTACAGCAACACTCTTTCTGATATTGGTTAACATTGATGACGCAATGGGAGCAATATAATTAACATGACTAGAAACAGGTATTTGTCTTTGTGTTGACCAAGATGTGAAAACAACAGGTGTAGATAGTTTACCTAAAGCATCTTGTTGCGCTTTTGCTTTTGAGCTCAAGTCAGTGGCTCTTAAATACTGCGCTCTGGCATTAACGCTCATATCAGAATATACGGGCTCCTGAGAAGGAAAGAATTGTTGCGGTGTGGGACGTTGACCAGTAAGCGTACCATAACTGTGATATGCCATTGAAAATGGATAATTATTTGTACTTAATGGTCCAGTAATTGGTGTATTTACATATCCAGAATATGCCTGAGAACCAGTTGATGTTGTAATTCCATAAGGAGTAGTCATTTAATATAGATTATGAAAAAATATTAAATACTTTAATTTACATATTCGTTTTAACTTAATACCTTCTTATATGACGGTACGCACTTTGTGATGCTGAATAATCATCGCCTCCAAATGACCTGTCATTGTAGTTTCTATTAATAGCTTGATTTCTTCTAAATCTTATAAAGTCAGACCCATCATAAACGAACTTGGTATTACATGCCGAAGCCGGGACGGCAGGATTCACTTGATTCGAACTGTAAAACACATCAGCCACACATGCTGTTGAAATGGACCCAAAATGATTTCTAAGACCCTTTAATCCAGGTCTACTTTGGAAACTTTGACAAGTTCCGCCGCAGGAGTAATTCTGGCGACTGAGAATATCACCAGCATTATTAACAGCGCGGAAAGAACCAATCATACGCTTCGGATTCGAGCTACCAGAAAGACTACTAGTGTTCCAGGCATCCTTCAATAAAAAACGTGTTTGCGCAAATTCGTCGGCATTATCGTGATTTAAAATAGACTGAGGCATATATCCTCTTAGCCCACCTCCAAGAGAAGGACGAGCTAAAGCTTTATTGCCACCAATTAATATATTTATACCAAGTCCGGGAATATATCCAACTAAATCACCTAGACCTCCAGTTGACCAGCCGGATTTTCCTGTAGCAGATGGTGAAAAACCTGTTCCAATACTATTAGACATTTATATTATATTATACTAGAATAAAAAATATATTTACTTTGTTTAGTTTTACTTTTATTTTTGAGTTCATTATTTAATTTTTGTAACATTTGCTAAAACTTTTGCTGCTCTACTTTTTTCACGCAGTTATGAAAAGTAGATGGATTTATTTATCTGTCATGACTCTTGGAACAACATTCATTGTGGTTAGCTCCTGAAATAACAATTTACAAGCATACGGTATTTCTACATATGAGAAGTCTGTACGATTATCACATGTTCTACACAAATGAATATGTAGCTTGTCATTATATGATGCTACTAAACCACATTTCTTACATACATGTACTGAATATTTATCTGACGCATCATACATACGACCTCTTGTAAATCTGGCAGCACCATGTGATATCATCGCATCACGCTCCATCTCACCAAATCTAAGACCGCCATCTCTACTTCGTCCCTCAGCAGGCTGTCTAGTTAGATTTACCATTGGGCCAATAGAGCGACTGTGTTGTTTATCATTCACCATGTGCTTCAATCTCTGATAAAATACAGGACCCATAAAGACAGAACACTCCACTTGCTCTCCGGTAAGACCACTATAAAGTAATTCATTACCACTGGATTCATAACCAAGAGATAACAACTTCTTAGAAATATCATCTACATTCAAGTCTCCAAAACTAGTTCCATCTCCGAATAGCCCTAATTCAACTAAAACTTTTCCTAAAAGCGTCTCTTTTAGTTGTCCAATTGTCATACGAGATGGAATCGCATGGGGGTTAATAATAATATCCGGTCTTACACCTGCCTGATTAAATGGCATATCGGCTTCTGGAATAATATTTCCAACAGTGCCCTTCTGACCATGTCTCGAGCTAAATTTATCACCAATTACTGGTTTTCTGAGAGCACGTAGACGGACTTTGGCAAACGTATATCCGTCGCCATTTCGGTCAATATAGTTCTTATCGATATAGGTCTCTTCTACGGTCCTGTAAATGCGACTTTGGTCTTCATACTTAATCACTTTAGTGTGGTCATTTTTATTTTCCTTAATTGGTGTAACTTTGGCAATAATAACATCACGATTTTCCACAAGAGAATTTTCAGGCATGACACCCTTTGAATTGACCTTGCTATAATTTCCAAATTTCATTCCTTTTGTTTTAGATGAGTCTGGTTTACATCGGATTTCCTCATCACCATTAATTTTCTGCTTATCTTCATCTTTCTCTGTATGATAAATTGTTGTTTGAAATAGACCTCTATCAATGGACCCTTTATTAATTAACACTGAATCCTCCTGATTATAACCAGTATGTGTCATAATTGCTACATTAATATTACAACCAGACGGGATTTGATTCATCTTGATTAAGTTCATAACGCGAGTGTCTACTAGAGGTCTTGTAGGATAATTTAGTACATAAGCAGTCTTGTCCATTCGCTCATTGTAATTAGTCGCATAAACACCCATTGCCTGTTTTGCCTGGGCTGATTGATATGTATTTCTAGGTGATTGATTATGGTCGGGGAATGGAATACATGAAGCTACTACGCCAAATAATGAACTGGGGTGAATTTCACAATGCGTATATTTGTAGATTTTATCTATAGCAAATTCATTTTTAGAATACAATTCTGATGGTTTTGTCGCAATCATTGAGAAACTTTGTTCTTCTGGGTCAATATATTCCAATACAGCATCCGTTATTTTGCAATCTGTAAATAAGTCATCCCAAGACAATTCATTTTTATTGAGTCCATCAATAACAGTTTTTGTAAGCAATAAATGTTTGTCTTTTACACGTAACAAAGGTCTAGTAACACGCCCACTGTCATTACAAACTCGAATTTCTTGCGTCAAATAATCAAATACAACGGATGTATAAATATTAATAATTCCCTTACATTTCATATCTTTGAGTAGCAAATATAAATGTATTGGGTCATTCTTTGATATACCAATCCATGAACCATTAATAAATATTTTGACCTTTCCATGTACATCAATTGGTTTTAATTCTTCAACAGGCACAATATGAGGACTAACATATTCGTATAAAGACATACTATTTGAATGAATTGTAATATGTGTCATATAACTTAGATTTTTTACAATACCAACTGACTGACCCTCAGGAGTCTCGGCGCAGCACAAGAACCCCCAAGATGTATTATGTAGTTTGCGTGGTGGTATTAATTTACCACTCTTATCGGTAGGTGTAGATATTCTACGCAAGTGACTTAAACTAGAGACATATGTCAGACGGTTAAGAACCTGAGCAACGCCTACCTTATTAGAATTTGTATGTTTAATACCAAAATCACCAGTTGCTAACGCGCGTTTAAACCCATTTTCAATGGTAGTTGACTTGACAATTTTATAAATATTGGTTAGATTTACAATATTCAAGTAATCTTCGGTTGAACGCCATGACCCATTATTAATTTCTTTTACAATCTGTTTTTCCATATCCTTTACTAACTTATTAAAGTAGTTTCTGAATAGATTATTCAACGACGCACCAGTTAAGTCGACTCGTTTGTTAATATAAGAGTCTCTATCATCCGCTTTTATCCATTCAAAATTGGCTTTCATTAATTTATTTGCCATATAGCCCAAGAAATAAATCTTTTGTCCAATAGTATTACAATGAGGAAATAAATCATTTTGTAGGACATCAAGAGTGAATTCATGCTTCTTTTTTATACCAGTTTCTTTGTCCATATTAATCGGAGTATAAATAACATAACTAGTAATATACCGGATACATTCTTCCTTAGTCAAATGCTTGTTGGCCTCAATGATAGATGCTTGTAAATTATCCAACATTGCCTTGTATTTTGGAACATCTAAGTCCAATAAGATGTATTCACAGATTTCCTTATCTGAAATGACACCTAATGCGCGAAATACAATAAATAATGGAATAGGCTGTTTCACACGCGGAATTTGAACACATATTGGTTGACCAAATCCGTTATTTTTAGACGAAATCATCATATTAATTTGCTTTGGTGAAATACATTTAAAATCTGGAACAGACTTAATTTCAGCGCTCCAATTATACTTTGTATTATTCTTGGCTATATTGAAGCAATATACGCGGTTTTCAGCGGCACGTTCTTGTCCTAACACAGTCTTTTCAGAACCGTTAATAATAAAGTATCCTCCAGTATCATAACGACATTCGCCGGTATGCTGATTATCTACATATTTGTATTGATTTAAGACGCAAATATTTGACTTCAACATAATTGGCAGTTTTCCAATGTGAATTTTAGACAATGTCTTGTAAAATGTACTGGTGTTTGCCAGTCCTTCTCCATTTCTAATAATATATTTAATATTAATATCAATTGTCATTGCGGATGCGTAGGTAAAATTTCGCAGACGAGCTTCTTGTGGAAACATGAGTTTGATAGCTCCATTATTTTCATGAATTTGAGGGCGATAAATATGAAAATTCTCAAACGTGATGAACATTTCTAGCGCATATTTGCCTGAAACCGCATCGTAATCATTTTCTGACTTGATATGAACAGGATTAAACATCTCGATAGTTTTAATAATTTGGTATCCAACAAAATTATTATATGATTCTAGCTGGTGGCGAACTAGTCGCTCCAAATGTTGGTCTCTGAAATATGACTCAATAATAGTCCAAGGTGTCTCAATGTATGGGTCTACAGTCTCTTTCTTTTCTGACATGGTATTCAATTTAAATTTTGTTGTAATATGGTTTGTTAATAAATTCATCTCTTATGCTATTTTATATTTCAATTTATTTTTAAATCATTTTGAAATATTATATTTTTACATTATATTTTTACACAGAATTTAAAAGAAGATATAATATTTTATATGCAATAAGATATAAATATAAACCAATATATATTATTAAATAAATAATGAGTAAATATAGATTTAAGTCGTCCACTGACGTAAATAATTATAATAATTTTTTATTGGACTTAGATAGTAAATCTAAAAATAAACCTATAGAGACAACAGATATAAAAGAATATGTTTCCAAAATAAATAAATTACATGACGCAAATGATTTTGGAAATCTTAATAAGCTTGACATTTTATGTAATTCAATAGACCCTAATGAGTATAGTACAGTAATAAATGAAGACAAAAGCCTGGAAACTAGACTACAACAATATTTTAAAATGGCCAATGATTTGAATGCGGGTCTATATAAAAACTCAAATATAGAAAAAAATGTTCTAAAGAGACCAAATATAGAGCCAATTATTAAACATCATGTGACAATTGACATGGAAATTAATAATATTGGCGATTTGTTAAAGTTGATTGAATTATATCCAGACACAAAGGAAACTAAATATAATATTAATATGAAAACTTTACACGCAATAAAAGGCCCGCTTATTGATTTAAATAATATGATAGGTATGAAAAATTTAAAGGAGAACATTGTAGACCAAATTCTATTTTATATTCAAAATTTACATAAAAATACATCATCCGATACAAATCAAGTAAGTAGCGGTGAATTTATGCACACCGTTATTTATGGTCCTCCTGGTACAGGAAAAACTGAAGTTGCTAAGATTATAGGACAAATATTTGCAAAAATTGGAGTATTAAATAAAGGTACATTTAAAAAGGTTACTAGAAGTGACTTAATTGCTGGGTTTCTAGGACAAACGGCAATAAAAACTAGGGATGTTATCAAGGAGTGTTTAGGTGGAGTTTTATTCATAGACGAAGCATATGCCCTAGGTAGCTCTGATAAACGCGATTCATTCTCAAAAGAATGTATTGATACGCTTTGTGAGGCACTTAGTGACCATAAAGATAATTTAATGGTGATTATTGCTGGGTATGAAAATGAACTAAATGAATGTTTTTTTAATAACAACCAAGGATTAAATTCACGTTTTACATGGCGTTTCAAAACAGATGCGTATACAGCAGAAGATTTGTATCATATTTTTATTAAAAAGGTTAAAAATGCTGGCTGGGAAGTTCATTCTTCCGATGATTCAATAAATGTAAAATGGTTTGAAAAGAATAAAGTTTCTTTAAAATCGTATGGTAGGGATATTGAAACTTTATTTGCTAAGGTAAAAATAGCTCATTCAAGGCGAGTATTTTGTTTAGATGAAACAATTAAGAAGAAAATTACTTTAAAAGATTTGGATAAAGGACTTGATATGTTTTTAAAAAATGATACTGACAATAAACGGGGGGAAAATATGCGGCAAATAATTTCAAGTATGTATATGTAAAATAATTATGTTTAAAACTAATTATGAAAATGTTTTTGTAATATAACGATTATGTCCGCAAATACAAAAAAAACTATACAAATAAATCCCGAATTATTCAAAATGTCTGGTAATAAATCGCGCAAAAACCGTGAACCAAAAGATTTGAAATTGTCGCCTATTGTTAATCCAAATAATTTGAAAAATAAATTTTTAAAGAGAATTAAAGAACATAAAACAAAGGAAATTACGGATGCGCAAAAAAATACATCAAGTACAAAAACTAATTTAGATTATAGTGATGAATTTTATGGAGCATTAAATTATTTATCGGATTTATCTAAAAATAAAAAGAAGGAAAATGCTGTTAAAAATAGGCAACAACATAATACAACACTTAGAGCTGCTATTCCAACTCCTAATCCAAATTTTAATCCATATATTTCATCACCAATAACACCCGTAACATCTTCTCCATATGTATCATTAGAATTGCCATCTGAATTACAAGAGCCTTTACCTATATCTACACAACCAGTTGTTTCTTTGTCAAATAATATTTTAAATATGAAATATAAACCAACACCTGATGTTCCTTATGGATGTTTAAAAGGTGGAGCAAAACCGTCATATAGGTCTTGGATACAGACTAGAAAAAATATAGATTTACCAGATATATTGAATATTAATCCTAGTATAAATATCAATGCTAGACCACCTACGCCGCCTAAAAAGAATATGTTCGACAAGACAGATATTATATCTCCTTTGACACCATCTCCTTTGACATCTAGAGAACAACGACTTGAAGAAATAAAAAATAAATTAAGAAGAATACAAGAACAGGAAAATGGTCATAAACCCGAGGTTCAAGCACTGGCTAAGAATTTAGATATATTAGGTCCAATATCACAAATTGGTTCTATAATAGAAGAATTGCCACCATTTGATTCAGATACACCCTTAAAAATACAAGAAATTTTAGAAGATGTACCTTTAATAGAAAATAAGGCTCCAGAGTTAAAAAAATATATTAAGAAGACAATTCGTAGAAAGTTTACATTAGGGCGATGTGATAAAATGAGACGTGTTGGTGTTTTATTAAAAGATAAACAAACAAGAAAAAATGTTATAGAAGCTCAGAAAGAGTTAAAAAAAACTAGTATAACAGATGTTCGAAAATATTTAAGACAGCATGGAATCATTAAGGTTGGCAGTACTGCTCCAAATGATATTTTAAGAAAAACATTTGAAGCGGCAATGTTAGCTGGTGAAGTAACTAACATGAATAAAGATGTATTACTTCATAATTTTTTAAATGAAGAGATTAAAACATGAGAATAAAAGTATAATAGAATAAAAGTATAATAGAATAAAGTAAAAATCTGGGGATAAAACTTTTCTCTTACTATGTTAAGATATTATAATGGAAACTACAAAAAATGACTTTTCACCAAATACTAAAAAATTTTTTCATAATTTGAGCGAATATTTAGATACAAAACTGCTTTATTTTGGTAGTATTCAGCGCTCAGATTATATACCTGGTAAAAGTGATATTGATGTTGATATTTTCACAGATAATGAATATAGTTTAATATCTAAATTACAACATTATTTACATTTGAATAAAAAGAGTTTTAAAAAATTTGTTTATATAATAGATAATAACACAACATATGGATATAAAGTAAAATATATAAACAAGAATGAAAATATTAAAGCTGAATTTTCAATTTATAATGAAAAATTCAGAGATATTATTGTTAAAGACCATACTAGAAAATTTGTATTGCCATTATATATTACAATTTTGCTGTGTATAATAAAAACTTTTTATTACACAGTTCCTATTTTGTCAAGGTCATTTTATATTGATGCCAAACGGTTTATATTAAACACTCTTTTTAGTCCAGATACAAATACGACATTTATAGTTCTAGATGAAAAATAATTTACTACAATATGATAAACCATAAATATATTTATATAAAGACATCTTTACATAAATAATTAATACCAACTAACAAACCACAATGTCGTTTATAAAAGATTATTTTACTTTAACAAAACAATACACAGAGGAATATGGTCAAAACACAATTTTGCTAATGCAATGTGGCGCTTTTTTTGAAGTTTATGGTCTTAAGGACAAAAATGACGCAATATATGGTAGTAATATTTGCGACTTTTCCAGGATTTGTGACCTAAATGTTGTTGATAAAAAGGTTTGTGTTGGCGATGATAATGTTGTATTAAGTGGATTCAAAGACCATCTAGTAGATAAATATATTAAGAAGTTACAGGATACCGGTTATACTGTAGTCGTATATGTACAAAATGATGAAGTACAAAACGGTCAAATAACTCGTTCATTACTTGGTGTATTTTCACCAGGCACATATTTTTCAGTTGACCCAGATACTATAACTAACAAAACTTGTTGTATTTGGATACAAACAAGAAAAAGAGGTGTATATTCTTTATTAAAATCGGGAACAACGGCCCAAAATTTATGTACACATATTATTTATATTGGAGTTGCTCTAATTGATATATACACAGGACAGTCTTGTGTTATGGAATACTCAGAACAATATATTAAAAATCCAACAACGTTTGATGAATTGGAAAGATTTATTTCAGTACATTGTCCAAGTGAGACAATTATTATTTCAAATTTATGTAAACAAGATATAAATGATATTGTTGGATATGTGAATATTAAAAGTAAAGCATTACATTTTGTTAGTTTACCAGATGAAAATGGAATAGTAGTAACTAACAAAAATGTTGATAGAGCTGTGAATTGTGAGAAACAAATATACCAGGCTCAGCTGCTTAAAAAATTCTACAAATTTGATGATATTGGAGCCTTTATGACTATTTTTGGTGAGACAGTCTATGCGACTCAGGCATTCTGTTATTTGTTAGATTTTATTTACCAACACAATCCAAATTTAGTTTATAAAATTGCCGAGCCAATCATCGAAAACAACAGCGACAAACTGATTTTAGCAAATCATTCTTTAAAGCAATTGAATATCATTGACGATGATAATTATAGAGGCAAATATTCTTCAGTTGTAAAGATGTTGAATGAATGTATTAGTCCAATGGGTAAGCGCAAATTTGCGCATAGTTTTTTGAACCCAGTTACCAACGTTAATTATTTACATGCTGAGTACGACATTACAGAATGTCTCTTAACCAAGATGGCAACAACAGATGAATATAATATAGTAAAACAAATGTTGTCTTCATTCAAGGACTTGGTAAAAATTAATCGCCAAATAATGCTTAAAAAGATACAGCCAAAATATATTTATCAGTTATATACAGGTATAGTAGCCAGTAAATTACTTTATAATTTTGTTTTAGAAAAGCATCAGCTAAATGAATATCTAATAGGTAAATTAGGTGAAAATGTGTTTCAAAATTTGTTAGTATACATTGTTGAAATATCTACTTTTTTGGATAATGTTTTTATAATGGATTTGTGTAAAGATATTGATAATATTCATAAGATTGAAGAGAGTTTTATTAAAAATGGCGTAGATTCTGTATTAGATAATAAAATTATGACTTTGATGGAATCGGAAGACCAACTAGAATGTTGTAGGTCATATTTTAGCTCCATTATTGCCAATTATGAGACTAGTGGAAAGAAGAAAAGTACTAGTAAAAAGGTATCTGCTTCTAGCGATGACCCTTTAGATACCTTTGTAAAAATACATGAAACTGAGAAGAACAATTTCAGTCTAATTGCGACAGACCGGCGATGTAAAATATTAGAGGAAGTATTGGCATTAAATAAGAGCAAAACGGTTTGCTTAACATATAAGTCTTCATTTTTCAAGGATGAAAGGCAATTTGTATTGGAAATTGGTAAAGATGTAATTGGAATAGAGAAACAGTCTGCTAGTAATCGTTTTATTACAAGTCAGCAAATAAATAAATTATGTAAGGATGTTAGTTCCATCAAGATAAATCTTATTGATACTGTGTGTAAAGTTTACTCCAATATTATTAATAGTTTGGAACAGTTTCAAAGTAAAATAGAAGATATTTGCGAGTTAATTACGTGTGTAGATTTAGCATATGCGAAGACATATATTGCGTTCAAGTATAATTATTGTAAACCAACTATAGAAAAACCAACTATAGAAAAATCTTATATAAAAGCACAAAATTTGCGGCACTGTTTGATTGAAAAAATTCAACAATCAGAGCTATATGTAGCAAATGATGTTACGATTGGTACAGATGAAACCAATGGAATTCTATTATATGGCACTAATGCTGTCGGAAAAACCAGCATTATCAGGGCACTTGGTATTAGTGTTATAATGGCGCAATCGGGTTTATATGTACCAGCATCATCTTTCAAATTCTATCCTTACAAGTCAATTTTTACGCGCATTCTAGGTAATGATAATATATTCAAAGGTTTATCAACATTTGCCGTTGAAATGTCAGAGCTAAGAACTATTTTGCGCCTCGCAGATAGTCACAGTCTTGTTTTAGGCGATGAGCTATGTTCGGGTACAGAAAGCACAAGTGCTATAAGTATTTTTGTTGCCGGTATTCAAACTCTCTATAAAAAGGAGTGTTCGTTTATATTTGCGACACATTTACATGAAATAGTTGATTACGAAGAAATAACATCTTTATCAAGTGTAAAATGTAAGCATATGTCGGTTATTTATGACAAAGAGACAGATTCACTTATTTATGATAGGAAGCTAAAAGACGGCCCGGGAAACAATATGTATGGTCTTGAAGTATGTAAGTCGCTAAGTTTACCGCAAGATTTCTTAGAAATGGCGTATAACATACGTATGAAATATAAACCAGAGTCACAAAGTGTTTTAGACCAGAAGAAGTCTCATTTTAATGCCAAGCATATAAAGGGACAATGTGAAAAATGTGGTAAAAATATGGCAACTGAAGTTCATCATTTACAGTATCAGCAAGATGCAGATGGTCGTGGACTGATTGAAAACCAGAAAGATGGACTAACATTTCATAAGAATCACCCAGCAAACCTGATAAGTCTTTGTAACACATGTCACGACGAAATACACAATACTGGAACAAGGTTAAAGAAGGTCAAGACAAGCAAGGGAACAATTGTAAAACCGTTATAAAATAAAAAATTGAGTAATATTAAAAAATAAATTATTATTATAAATTTTAATATAATAATAATAATAATAATAATAATAATAATAATGTCTCAAAACACATTATCTATTATGAATCTTCATAAAGAAATGATAAATGTTATTCCTGAAAATCAAAAAGCATTAATATATGATTTAAATGTCTTTATAAATAAACTACAGGAAGAAAAACGACCGCAAAAATATTATATTGGAAAACATGTATATGTAAGTTATTTACATGTTTTGTTTAATTATTTGCCAAAGAGGCAATTAGTAAATTCTGACCCAAATTGGATGTGGGATTGCCAAGAAGTATTTAGTAACTCTTATAATTTTAAGCCTTAGCCTTCATTTTTAAATTACGTCTGGTCTTATTTAATAAACCTAGAAGTTTATCAGAAACCTTCTCAATGAGAGGCACTGTTTTCTTCGCAACACCCTTCACTTTATAACCAACAGTTTCTAAACCAACCTTAACCTTGGGTACAAATTTTTTGGTTGTTGTTTTTGCTACATTATATCCTTTTGATAATGATTTTCTAATCATTGAGCCTGAACGTTTTTTAGAAGATTTATTGTGTCTTTTTCTGGACGCCATTATAGAATACATGTATATTTTATTTTATTTTATTGTTATTTTTTCCTTTTCTAAATATAGAATATATGAACACAATCATTATTTTTTTAAATGAGAATTACAAATATATAGCGATAATTATAACGATTATTGTAAGTTTGTTAGTATATATTAATTTTAACAACATAGAATTAAATAAACTAACTAACAAAAAATTAATACAAACTGTTACAGTAGAAACATTTGTAAACGAATCAGATTTTAAAAAAGGAGAGGACCCAGACTTGAATACAGATAAGACTGTGTTATTTCAATCAAACTCAGCAACAATTAACACTAAAAAGGAAACAGACCTAGACTTTGATGGCGCCAGAAGTTTTTGCGAAAATTACAGAGGTAATTCTGGAGAACTAAATAAAGCCGCAGCGGATTTGACCGACGACAACTGTAAAACATCAGCATGTTGTGTGTTAGTACAAGGACAAAATGGCAACACTTGTATGGCTGGCGACATAAACGGTCCTACATTCAAGAAGGACTTAGACGGCAATCTGATTTCGATGGACGCCTACTATTATCAAGGTAAGCGTTATCCAGTGTCGCCTACAACCGTGTAGGGGGTTGCTAAATTGTAACCAATTATATCGACCTACACGCATGTAGGCACATCAAGTCGCCGGATGGTCAACCCAGCATCCGCCGCCAATAGCGCAACAATTGCGTCATTATTGTAGTCATTTAGATACACAATTTCCCTTATATTTGACGCCGCAATCGACCTAAAACAATTTACACATGGATAATGTGTTACATAGATTTTAGCGCCAGATAAACTGGTACCGCGCTTGGCACAATCTGTTATGGCATTTATTTCACTATGAATAATAGATTGCTCGTGGTTGTCTTTGATACGGGAAATATGCGGTGCGCCGGGTATAAAACCATTGTAACCCATTGAAATCAGACGTCCATCTTTGACTACAACAGAGCCTACATTGAGACGTTTACACGGACTGCGTTGTGACGCAAGTAAGGCAATTGACATAAAATAATCATCCCATTCAATCCTTTCTGATTTATCAGTATCTGTTTTACCATTTATAATTCTATTTATTTGCGAAAGCATATTATACTATTAGTTATAATATGTTTTTATTTTATTTTACAATAAATGTGTAAAAGTGTATAATCAC